CAGAAGAATATATCTCAACATTAAATCCTCTAAATGTATCATCTTGCATAAAATCATAAACGTGTTTTGGAGTTGGTATTGTCCAATATGTATTTTTATCATGGAAAACTGCCTCAAACCAATATATCGGAACATTTGAATCAATATCCTTTATTGATATTTTTGCATCAAATCGTTTTTCTTTATCATATGATATTTCTATTTTATTGTCATCATCTATGAATTTTAATTTGAACATTTTTTCGTGAATATATTTTCGTTCATATTTAAGACCAAGTTCTGAACATATCAATTTTTTATTAAATTCCAAATCTTCAAAATTTAGATATTTTATTGTATTGTATTTGTCATACATATTCATATAAACTGGAAGATTGTATATCAATGACGATATACTATAACCTATTGCCTCTCGTATAACAAGTGGACTAGTTTCTTTGTCATTTGAATTGCCTCTTGATGTAAACAAAAACAAATCCATACACGAATAAAAAGAATCAACATCACTTCTTTCGCCCCAAACTTTTACATTAGATGGACAATTTTCAAGTAAAGGTTTCCAATAATTTTGAAAATTACCGGCTTGATTCCCAATGAAATGAAATTGAATTGGATAGCCAATCATAGATTTTGCATAATCAAAAATTTCTGATTGATTTTTTCTTGGAGTAAAAAGTCCAACATTAAGAATGTGTTTTATATTTGGATCCAATCCAAGTTGTATTAAACCATCTTCTCTGTTTTGTCTTTCTTTATATTCTATATCAGATTCTATTATAGATATTGGTAATTTCAACTTTGAAAATTCTTGTCTTTGATATTCTGAAATCAAAGCAAACTTATCAGGAAAAAATTCTTTACTAGATGCCTTAAATGATGAATCATGTGAAGTTTCAATTATTACATATTTTCTGTCAATATCATACAATTTAATAGTATCATTGTAATCCATAAACAATTCTGGAATTTCTTGTAAATGTATTATGTCTGGTTTAATGTTATCTATGATTGGTTGTAATTCAATATCCCCATTTTTCAAAGAATAAAATTTATCACCTAAAAGGTTTACAATTTGTTTTCTTTGAACAACAAAAATATCGGCTATCATTCTGTATTCTATACAATAAACATCAATATCATTCATTATCTTTTTTATTAGTGATAGTGTATATTGGGGTAAACCACCAGTTGAAAGATGTGGCACAATAAACAAAACTTTTTTCACAAAACACCTTTATCGAAACTTAAAATTTATAGACCAAACTGTGATTTATCAACATTGTAATTTTGCAGAACTTCTGCAGCCGTTAAACTTCTATTGTAACAATACACTTTTGAAATCCTACCGTTTAGTAGATTTCCACCACCAAAAGTAGCGATGTTAGTTGAACTATCACCACTATGAGCGGTTTTATTCGCAGTATATGTGCTATCTTGCACACCGTTAATGTATAGTGTCATCCCATCTGTTGTATTGAATGTTAAAGTAACATTATACCAAATGTTAAGACTAATTGTGCCCGTGGATGGATATGCAATGTAATTAGGCCAATTTGCATGACCAGAGTATATTTTATTACTACTATACATATACATAAAATGTCCGCCAGTATCACTACTTACAAGGTTATTATCGGCATATCCATTTAGATAAAACCAAACAGATTTAGTGTATGTAGTTTGTGTTAGAACATCACCATTACTAGTACCAAATTGGTTTGAACCATTGAATGTGAAATATGATGGTGTTCCTGATATAAAAGTTGGTGAGTTTGCCAGTGTAACGCTTTGTTCAGATCCTGCCAAATCATACCAAGTATCACCACTACCGTTATATGAAGACACATTACTAGCATCTAATCTTAATGTTAATCCATCCATTACTAATTGTTCTGAAATTTCAGTTGTTTTGGTTAAATTAAATGAACCAACACCACCGGTATTGGAAATAGTTAAACCACCATTACCACCAGTATTGATAATTTTCAAACTCATTTTAGATATAACTGTTGAAGTTTGTAAACCAGATCATATACAACTTGAACTTCTTTGCCCTTAAATGTGCAATCAGATACTAATTTCAATAAAAACTCCAACTCCTCCTTGGAAAAAGGAGGAATTGGAGGTATCGGACTATTTTCATTATTTTCTTTTTTAACTAAACCCATGATAAAACCTATTATTTTTTTCATAACAAATATACAAAATTTTAAGAATATATCCAAATTTCACCGTTATTTGTATTTACAAAAACGGTTCCAAATCCATTGGAAGCACCACCGTAAACAGGATCAGCAGATGGATTTGCAGTTCCGTCTTGAACTACACCCATGTAAGCATCTTTGGTGATTGATGTTATATTTGCAATGTCTGCATTGTTTTGAAGTGCCCATCTGTCAGCACTTGCATCAACTGCAAGAGCATACGCTGTTGTTGCACTCTGTTGAACTAAAATACCACCATCGGTGTTAGTATCTGAACCAGATGCAAAAAGAGCAAATTTATCTTCGATAGTAATGTTTGTAGTATCAACAGTTGTTGTTGTACCATTTACAACCAAATCACCGGTAACAACAAGTTTGTTATTTACTGTAACGGTTGATGTACCGGCTTTACCAAGATTAACTGCCGTAGCATCAGCAGTACCAATGTTTACAGTTGATGCCTGTGTTGTTGCAACATTGAACGTTGCTGCAGTTGTTGTAATATCACCACCATTTACAGCAATATCACTCGTCAGAGTTAAATTAGCAAATTGAGGACTATCACCTGTTTCTAATCCTAAATCAACTACTTGAGCAACACCATTTGTTGTAAGCGTCACACTACCTTGACCGCCCGTTGTTAATGATGAACCACTAACTGTTCCAGCAGGAAGTGCAGAAACAACACCACTTGTGAATGTTGTTGATGCAGTATTAAGTGTAATGTTTGGTGTACTACCCTCACCACTTGTTGCACTTGATACAATAGCACCAGATCCGGAAACAGTAGCAACATAGTTACCAGTTGTGTCAGTTCCGAGAACAACTGAATCAGGTTGTATACTAGCAACACCGGTTGATGCATTGATAAGAATATCACCACTTACACCAGCATAAGATGATGAATTAAAAAATGTTTGCAATGAACCAGAATTAACCGAAAGACTGTCTGTTGCTTCTACGGATAAACCACTACCTGCAAGGTCTGTTAAAAGATTTCCATAGGTTGTAAATGAATTACTACCATTACTTGTGAAAAATTTATCACTTGATGATAAATTTGTAATTTCATTAGTTGGAAATGTTGCAGTTGCAGTTACATTTGTTAATTGACTACCATCACCTGCAAATGAACCAGAAAAAGAACCCGATAGTCTGGTATCTGCTGAAGTTGGTTGAATTTGTTGGTTAGTACCGACTAATACTCCAACCGAAGCACTCACCGATGCGAGTTCGGCTACACTACCCGATACTATAAGTTTTTTCCACGTTGCCATTTAATTCTCCAAAATTGAGTTGTTTATATGAATAAATATAGATTACTTCCCGAAATTACTAAACTACCGGTTGAATCCAATGCTGGTAACTGATTTATACTTGGTAGTACAAATCTACCTTCAACATTTAGACTACCACTCATGTAAGCAGATCCGGTAAATACTAATAAGTCACCACTTAAAGTGGTATCACCATTTATAGTTGCACTTCCAGTTACAACAACTGATCCAGTAAACTGATGTGTGTCATCTAAAGTATCGCCAAACTTACTGGATCCAGATACAAGTATTGTCTGATAATTAACTACCGATGAAGATACTACATAAGTTCTTGCAGTTATAGTTCCACCAACTAAAAGATTTCCGTCAAAATTTGCATTAGTTGCATACAGAGTGCTAAATCTTGGTGAATCGTTTTCCCCTAAACCCAATACACTTCTTTGACCAGAACCAGATACAATGTTTGTTCCAAATAAATGTGAAAGGGTTTGAGTTGAAGAAGATACTATACCACTTGGTTTACTTAAAATGTTATCCCAATATACACTACCACTCAATTCACCATCGGTAACAAATCCTAAATCTTGAATTTGTTGAGATGATGATATTACACCAGAAAATGTACCACTAAAAAGTGGAGCAGTTATTGTTCCTTGTGATGATAATGAACCACTTAAAAATAATGAACCAGTAAATTGGTGTGTATCATCTATGGTATCACCAAATTGAGTTGAACCGGATGCCTTTATTGACTGTATATCAACAATAGATGACGATACTACATAAGTTCTAGCAGTTAGTGTTCCATCTATAAAAGCATTACCATCTATTGTTAAGTTGCTACCAGATATGTTACCGAAAACAACATTGTCTGTTGTTCCCAATCCAATAGAACTTCTTTGATTGGATGAAGATATTATTCCAGTTCCACCCAATACTTGAACCGAACTAGATACAATACCACTTGGCTTATTTACAATGTTATTCCAATCGGAAGAAGTAATGAATCCAAAATTCTGTATCTGTTGTGATGATGATATAGTTCCCGCAGCAACAAGATTGGTAAGACCACTACCATCACCAACAAATGTCCCATATACTGATCCAGATACATAAACTGAACCTGTGAATTGATGTGTGTCTAATATATCGTTACCGAATATATTTGATCCACTACTAAATGATTGGGTTACATTTATCACCGATGACGATATTATCAACTGCCTCGCAGTTAAATCACCAGTCAGAGTAAGGTTGTTAAATGTTGGTGAGTCTGTGATTGCAAGTCCTAATACACCCCTTTGTGCAGATCCTGATATTATGTTTGTTCCAGACAAATGTGAAAGTGTCTGTGTAGAAGATGATACTGTTCCCGATGGCATTGACGCCGCAGAAAGATTTGTTAATTGCGAACCATCCCCTTTGAAATAATAAGCGTCTACGGTTCCAGATACGGCCAATAATGTAACAAGAGATCCAGTTCCATCAAGAAGTGTTGAATCATCAACAGGATCGGTTTGAAGCAATCTATAATAGGATTCAGAAACAAATAGATTGGTTAAGTCTCTTTGTGTACTTGGCAATTATTCTCTCTCATTAGATAGAATTAAATACGATAATTCTACTATAAATATGGAAAAGATTTTTTATGACATAATAATTACAGTATGTTGTAAGATTGTTGGAATTGCAGCAAATACAAGAATAACATCATTATTAGTATCAGCTTCTGCAGTATACAGTTGATTATTATTTGTTGCTGCATTTGGAGCAAATAGTTGGTCTGATGCATTTTCTCTGATGAATACCATTACATTTTTAGTTCCAAGATTGTGAGTAAAAGTAAAAGTATTATTAAGTCCGTCCCCGAATGAAGATGTGTATTTACCAACACTTGTTCCACTCGTTCCGGCTGTTCCATTATTTCCACTCGTTCCACTTGTTCCGTATGTTTGTCCAGAAGTTCCAGATGAACCATTTTCTCCGGATGTTCCTGATGATCCAGCTGCACCGTTTATTCCAGAAGTTCCAGATGTTCCAGATGAACCAGTATTTCCGGATGTTCCTGAAGATCCAGCATCTCCATTTATTCCAGAAGTTCCAGATGTACCAGATGTACCAGACGTACCAGAAGTTCCAGATGTACCAGATGTTCCACTTGTACCTGTTGTTCCAGATGTTCCGGAGGTTCCTGACGATCCATTTTGTCCGGATGTTCCAGACGTACCCGAACTACCAGCTATTGATGATAATGAAATTTTCCATATACTATATGTTCCACTACCTTCTACATCACTAACATTTATTATTAACTCTCCAGTTCCGGTGGTATATGATGTAATTACCCCATACATTTTATTAGAAATATCATATACAATAACAACATCTTGACCAGTGATATAAGCAAGATTAGTTTCAACTGTAAATGTTTTAGATCCAGTTCCTATTGAATTTGAGGTTGTTGATGATGTTGAATATCTATCTCCACTTGCACCAGAAGTTCCAGATGTTCCAGATGAACCAGTATTTCCAGATGTACCAGAAGTTCCAGATGTACCAGATATTCCAGATGTTCCAGATGAACCAGTATTTCCAGATGTTCCAGATGAACCAGTATTTCCAGATGTTCCAGATGAACCAGTATTTCCAGATGTTCCAGATGTTCCATATGTCTCTCCACTGGTTCCAGCACTTCCGGACGAACCGTTTTGTCCAGATGTTCCAGCAGTTCCACTTGTACCTGCAGTTCCAGATGTTCCAGATGTTCCAGAATTTCCAGATGTTCCAGATGTTCCGTCTGCTCCATCATCTCCAGATAGACCGATTTTCCAAACTGCATATGTTCCACTACCAAATACAGATGTAACGTTGATAATCAATTCACCAGTTCCTGATGTATACGAAGTTACAACACCTGACATATAGTTGGTTAAATCGTAGGCCGCAATTATAGATTGTGCAGTAATAAAAGCTAGACCTGTATCTACTGTAAATGTTTTTGTTCCTGTTCCTATTGAATTTGAAGTAGTAGAAGTTGTTGAATACTTATCACCATTTGCACCAGATGTTCCAGATGTTCCGGCTGTTCCGGTTGCACCATTAGTTCCGCTTGTTCCACTGGTTCCATATGTTTGTCCAGATGTTCCAGATGTTCCACCAGATCCAGTTGCACCAGATGTACCAGTAGCACCATTTGCACCAGATGTTCCAGATGAACCATTGTTACCAGATGTTCCAGATGTTCCGTTAGTTCCAGCACTTCCTCCTCCGCCGCCGCCTGTTCCTCCATTGATTACAGCATTTTGTATAGTTACCTGACACCCATCCCATTTAATATATGATTCACCACAAGTTCCATTACTACAACCACCACCTCCAGAAGTTCCACCACTGCCAAAAATTGGATTATATGATCCACTCCAACCCAAAAGAAATTCAGAACTTGAACCTAATATGTATAAATCAAAACTAGACGGTGTTGATCCAAAATTAAATGTTGAACCACATTCATTTATCATATTTATACTATTTTGTGAAAATGTTCCTGGATTCAAATTATATGGATTTCCGGTTGTTAATCCCCAACCAAAACTTGATGAATTATTTGGATTATTTATAGCATTTTGAATGCCTTGATATTGGTATGGGTTTATTGCCGAACCAGATGTTGTTTGTCCAACACCTTGTTGAAAATTTGCATAAAGTTGCATACCACTTGAAGTTGTTTGGGATAAAAATGCAGATCCTGTTATCATATTATCATCACCATATATGTAATGATTACCACCAACAAAAAATACATCTTCACTTACCGTTTCAACATTTGATTCCCGTAAAGTATCATTGAAATACTGAAATTTTATATCCAAATGTTCTAATTTATGATTTTGTTCTATCGGAACATAAAGTTTTGTTCTCTTTGGGGTAAATCCAGATTCAACAAGTTCTGTTACTTTTATATTTTGTAAAACAACACCTGGGTTGGTTACAAACGCAAGATTTCCATAACCATTATTATCAACTACTATTGGAATTTTTTCCTTAAAACTGATTTCTTTGGTGGAAGGAACTGATACAGTTTTCAAAAATTTTCCATGTTCACTATCCGGTACGAAAGAACTTCCAGAGATATAAACATTCAAAGACGGTTGTCTTTTATCGAATCTGCTAAAATATGTGAATCCATCAAAAGACAATTCGTAAACAGTATCTTTGTAATAGTATGTTTGAACATCAGTTGATTGTGATATTTTTATAGCACCGATTTGATTTGTTATTTCTTCTCCAGGATTAAGAAAAACATCTATACCTGTAAATTTTGGTGAATTAAACAAACTTGCAGTTGGATCAACTGTTACATTTATAGGAGTTACATCCCAATAATTTACAGAAGATATTATGCGTGTTGTGTTTGTTCCAGCACTTTTATACGGAATACTATATGAAAATTTTCCAATTTCGGTATCAATATCAATAGAATTTTCATCTACTAATATATTTTTAGTTTCTATTTTTCCATCATAAATAGTTTTGAAATCGGCAGAAGGATCTTGTTTGCTCTTTGCCAATACTTTTATACGAGTAACTTCACCAACTGTTGGATCTATTTCATTTAATTCTATTTTTGCATAATTTTTAACATTTTGGGTAATGTTTTTAGCAGAAGGAGATTGATTATATGACAAAGTGAAACTTTGATTTTCAGCATAAAGTATATCAGTATTCTGACCATCATTTCCTATCACTCTCAATCTATCATTTAATGTAATTACCTTTCTATCAACAAAAGATATAGACGATGTGTAGGATAGAGATTGAGTTTGATAGCCGATTATTGGTTGAATTATAGGGGATAATGTTGAAGTAGTTATTTCACCATTCAAATAACTTGATTCAAATGTTTGACCAGTAGATATTATCTTTGGTGTTCCGTTATCTAATTCATATCTACCAAAAATTGATGTTGTTGTTTTTTTATTTTGAGTTGTAAATTTGTCTTCTACCAGAGAATACTTACGCTCTGTTATATTTACATTTGGAGTTTTTTCAAAAAGAATATCATTATCATTTGGTTTGAACTTATCCAATGTAATGTTGTAAACAAATTTTATATTATTTTGGTTTACATCATTTGGTGTTAATCTGTTTAATGCTAAATCAACATTTGACGTTCCAACAAAAGTTATTGTAGATGGACCGAGAGCAGCGGATGAGTAAACATAAACAGCAATTATCTGTGTTCCATCATTTTCTTCAGCAGTTGTTACATGACTAAATATACTATAACCGTTTCTATCAAGAACTTCAATGTATATTGGATAATTTTGTGAAAGATTATTGAAATTTGGTTTTATTTTGAAACCATTTTTTCCGGCAGAAAAATAACTTGGAATAGATGTTATATTAAAAAAGTTAGTAGATAACGGTGAGGTATCTAGAAACCGTGTATTAGTATTTAATAAATCCCGTTTAAGTCTTTTATATTCTACCATCCTAGCTCTCTATTTTAGAAAATCCGTTTTCCTTTTTAATTTCAATATGATTATCTACCATATCACGAACACTGTCTATGTGTGATATAAGTATAACAAACTCGAATTGTGTTTTCAAATACTCCATGAACAGAGAGAAGTTTGCCATTATTGTTGGATCCATGACACCCAATCCCTCGTCTATGGCAATAAAGTTTGGTCTTGGTAAAGACGAAACTTGGATCAATGCTGTTCTGATTGCAAGTGATGAAATAAATTTTTCCATTCCACTTGACAATTCTAAATTCCAAAAACGGTCATTGTCATAAACTATGTAAGTGTTTATACTCTTGCCATCCGTATCGAAAAGAACTTGAAAATCAACAATGTTTGCCAATATATTATTCGTTTCTTCTTGAATGTTTGGCAAAGCATTACTAATCAATTCATACGGAACACCGTTTCTATTTACCGCCTTCAAATAATAATCATATGCCTCATATTCGTTTTCAAGGTCTTTCAACTTTTGAATTGAAACTTCACATTCGTTTATTATTTTTTCACTAACCTTTACATTTCCACTATATTCTAAAATGTTTTCATCAATCTCTTTTAATTCAATCTTCAAACTTCTATGTTTTTCCATTTCCAATTCAGCAATTTCTAATTGAATTTTTGCATTTTGATTTATAGTATCTTCATTCTCTTTTAATTTTTCAATTTGACTATCAACCGATGATAGTTCTTCACCAATCTTTGATAGTTCTTCTTTTACAGAAAATATACTCTTTTCTATTGAGTAAATTTGTTTTTCATATTTGAAAGCACTATTTTCAAGACTGTGTAATTTTTCTAACTCTGCATATACAGATGAACTTTTTGAAAATTCTCCTTCGAGATGTTTTATCTCAAATATCAATTCATCACGATCTTGTTCATATCCCCAAATAAGAGATTTTGCCTTTTCTGCATCCTTTACAAATACGTTATTTACACAGAATTGACAATTAGGATCATACTCATGGTCTTTCAAATTATCAATTTTATCTTGACAATGTTGGACTTTCAACTTCACACTTCTCAAATCAGCTTCAAATTGTGTAAGTTTGTTTCTAACATCATCAACTATTTCTTTATTCTTCATAAGAGTTTCTTTGTCAAACTCTTTTGATAAACCATTGTATTTGTCATATGATGAGTTTGCATCGGATAATTCACCTTCTAATACAGTTAATTCCTTTGCCAAATCAGTCATCTTTCTATCTAATAAATATCTCTTATCTAATAATGATTGGACAGATTTTGAAGAAAATTTTTCATCAGTAGGGATAAGTTTCTTGTTTAATTCGGATATTTCTTCTGTTAATTTTTCTATTTTCTTTTCGATATACCCTTTCTGGTCTACCGTTTCTTCTAACAAAACGGTATTTGATTGATGAATACCATTCGCATCGGCAAGTTTGGTTGAGTAATCATGTTTCTTAAATTCCTTTACCAATGCCTGCAATCCCTTTACTTCATCAGTTGCAATAGTATTTAGTTCTTCAAATAAATTTAAGTCAAAGAATTGTGCCAATAAATCCTTTCTATCCTTTTGCGCCTTATCAACAAAGTTTGTATTATTACCCTGCAATGACATTGCAGTTAGAACAAAATCATCGTATGTTCCAATGTATTTTCTGATTGCATAATTTGTTGTATCTCTGTCCTCACCGTTCAAAGAAATCAAATCACCATTTTCTTCATACCAAAAATCTACATTTACTTTTACATTTCCTTTCTTTTCTTTTGTTGCAACTCTCTTAATGTAATAATTTTTATCACCAATCATAAAATGTAATTTACATTGGAAGTTTTCTTTCTTATTGTTAAGAACTTGTGCAGCCTTAAATGTTCTGGAACACTTATCGAATAGACAGAACATGATAGCATCTAGCAATGAGGACTTACCACTAGCATTAGGTGCAAACAAGCCATACACACCATTCATATTTGAAAAATCAATACGATTTCCTTTGCCATAAGAAAACATATTATCAAATTCAAATGATATTGGCGTCCATACAAGATTACGAACAACATCACTCTCTGATATTTTTGTGTTTACATTACGATTTATATTTCTTATCTTTTCAAGTATTTCATCTGATACTGAAAACTTATCACTTACATAGTCCGTAATCAATTTGTTTTGATATTCAACATCACGAATTTTACCGATTGGATTTACTTTTGTTTGTATATTACCATTGCTAGAGCCAACAAGATGTTGTGTTCTGATGTCTATAACATTTGTCATAGATTTCAATTCTGTCATTATCTGATTAACTTCTGAATGTGGTGTGTTTGTTATTCTCAAACGAATAGAATTGTATTTGGTAAACTTTGTTGGTAATTTTTTTATCTTACCATTTTCAACATCAATAGTATGGTATGACCAATCATTTTCAATTTCAATAAACTTTGATTTCTTGTTTTTAATGTCCCATTCAATTATTCCATGAGTTAATCCTTCACCGTAATTTTGTTGAATGAGTGAACCTGCATAAGCAAACTTTCCATCCACATCAAGATATTGAAACTTGTGTATATCACCGAATAAACCATAATCAAATCCGTCAAACATTTCAACCTTTACTTGATTATGTTTCATAAGAACACCGGCATCAGTTGCAGCTCTATCAACAGGACCATGATATAAAACTATTTTAGTTTTGCTACCACTATTAACATCTTTTGCCAAAATGAAATTTTCAGGATTCTCATAAACAGAGTTTACAACGAAATCAACATTTTCAAGTTCATACACACCAGTTTCTTTCAGATAAAAAAGATTATTGAAGTCATCGTTAATAAGAGAAACTATCGGTGAAAGTGCATCCATCCTACTCATGTTGTTCAAGTTACAGTCGTGATTACCTGCAATCAAAATCGTTGGAGCAATTCTTGAAAGTGTATCAAGAAATTCAGTTACCATTGCAACCAATTCAGGTGTCATATCTGTTTTTGCATGAACAATATCACCTGCAAGATAGATTATTGTATTTTTGTTTTCTTCAACTTTTTTTCTACAAACATCATATACTTTTTGGAATACACTACGATATTCCTCGTGTCTTTTAAGATTACGAATATGAACATCTGCAATATGAATAATTGTATCTACTTTAGCAAGTGATCCAACCCACAATGTTTCTTTACGCATATAATATCCTCTGTTTAATTATGTCATAACTGTCTGTGGGTTTTGTTTCTTGTTTAACACCAACAAAATCTTTGAAACCCATTTCATTTATATCCTTTTGTTCCATCTTGACCATTGATACTTCGATACCTTCACATAGTAGTTTAGATGAAATTTTTATTGCATCATTCATTGCATCATTATCAAGTGCAACAATTACTTTTGGTGGTTTACGTAATAATATCTTTTCCATAAGTCTTGGTTGAATTATTTTGCCAAATAGTGGAATTGCATTGTATCTGGCAGTAATAGCATCAAATACACCCTCAACGAGTGTAATAGGTTCTTCCCAATTTATGAAACTTTCAAACCCAATAACATCTTTACTCCATTTTGGATTTTTATATTTCAATACATCTTCTTCAAATATAGAACGAGAAACAAAAAAGTTTAGATTGAAATTATCATCGTAAGATGGAACAATAATTCTGCCGGAATAATTTCCACTCGGACAATAACCAATACCATATCTCAAAATATCTGTTCTACCAATTCCTCTTGATTTCAAATAATTCAATGCTTGTTTCATCTGCATTTTTATCTGAATATCTTTTATCTTTGGAAACTGATATAAACTGATAAATTCTTTTGGTAAAGTCAGTTGTTCTTGTTCTACTTTTTTATTCTGAATGTATAGGTTTTTTGTTTTGAGAATTTTATTGAGGTCTTCTTGAAATTGTCTACCGACTTTTAATTTCTTGAAAAGTGAAACAATACTTCTACCTTTAGCATTACTAACCCAACAATGCCATGGGTTTTCTGAATTGTTGTTTACTGATAAATCTATTTCAAGTTTTGGTTTGTAATGACTGATGAATGGTGAGAAGAAAGAATAATTGTTGCCAGATGTTCGTCTACCTTTACCGAGAACTTTTTCTACAAGAGATAACAAATCGTAGTTAATCATAAAACGCACTTTATGTAAAATAATAATTGTCACAAATATAGTAAAAATTTGTGACAATTACAAGCATTTTATTACTTAAATATATCTTTTCCTACCATCCAACCACTTTTAATCTGTTTAACTTGAAATCCCATTTTTGATGCAATCCTAGGTGCTATTAGTGAATGGAGTTCCCTTGATACCGGACGATTAGATGATTGAAAATATACATATTCTACTCTATCTGCTTTAAGTTTAGCAGAAAGAATATCTACAAACATATTTGAAACTTTTGATAGTGTAGATGAATCCAATTTTCCACGCCCCTTTGTTTTTGTATCATAACATAGACATATGTAACCATAATCATCAAATTTGGATTCAGATGTTTTATCTTTCCATAAAGTATCAAGTAATTGTTTGTCTGCAGGTGTAATATAGTCTAATGGGATATTTCCAATCTTTATTCTAAAATTTTTGCCATCTGGACCAAGAAATAATCCGTTGAAGCCGTCTACCATTGGATCGGTTTCCCATTTTATTTCTCCTTCTACGGCTTCTGTTAATATGTCTTTAAGCTTCAACATATTTTTTTCTCTCACTTTAATTTAGAAAAATCATTTCAGTTTACAATAAATATACATTTATTTTTTTTTACAAATCCAAACATTCATCTAACCATTCTCTAGGTATTTCTTTTTTCGCCCATAACCAACCCTTCTTGTCACAGTATTGAGCATAGGTTGTTTTACTTCCTTTGTATAGTTTTGCATTAGGATTTTGGAATACAAAACGAATATCTATTTGGGGATATTGTTCAAATAGTAAATCGAATTTTAGTCTGTCTGTCTTTACCCATCTACCTTTTGTTTCAACATACATCTTTTGACCAGATTGTTTTGTTAGAACAAAATCTGGCGTATAATTGTGTTTAGTTTCTGGTTGTATGTAAGATATTTTTTCAGTTTCATAACTAAATGATTTTTTACTTTCTTTCAACAAATCATTTACGGTATCTTCTAATCCACTACGAAACCCATGTTTTATTGCAACTTGATTTCTACGCATTACATATCAAACCTTATGATGACATTCATATCAACATCGTCTCTTTTTTCTATTGGATTTGCTAATTTAGCAATGACAAGCAAATTATCACTATCATCATATAAACCAATAGATGTTATGTATGGATTAAAATATGAAGATGTTACATAATTTTCAATTTCATTTGATCGTGTAGATGCCTCATCTACACGAATCGATGGATTTTGTGTAAAATTAAATTCTTTTCTTCTTATTTTACAAATAATTTCGTATTCATAAAAAGTAGTAGTTGAACGAAATTGTCCTCTAAACCCATTAGTTATTCCATCGTAATCAAAATTTCCACTTGAACCCAAAAATGCATTAGCATACTTTGGTCTTGGATCAGAAATGACAGCAAATCCAGTATTGTAAAAAACATTACCAACACGAGATGTTTGATAAGCATAACCAGTTTCTAGAGAATTATCTGCCAAATATGGAATTTGTTCATCGGAAATTGCAGAATTATACACTCTGATTTCATCTAAACTTCCGTAAAAAAGACTTGATGTGTTTGTGCTACCGCCTATAAAAAATACATTTTCATTACCAACATTATCATTCATATTATCAATAACTTCACTATTGAGTTGTCCATCTAACCATATTTGATATTTGCTTCCGGATTTTTGACACAAGACATGATACCAAGTATCACTTGATAAAACGCTAGATGTTACTTCAATCATTTTGGTTATAGAACCCTGTCTAAATGATAATCTTCCATTATTAGTTGATAAGTGATTGTTATATGATATATCAAATGGATATTGACTTGATTCTTTTTCAACTTCCTCGTAAGTATGTTGCAATGTTGTTTCATTCACATTGTATACTTTTTTTACTAAATTTTTGTTGAAAAGATAATTTTTACCGTTTATTCCATCGGGTTGATTACTGTCTTTTTTCATCCAAAAACTAAAAGCAAAATTATTATTTTTATTAAAATTAAAATCTAATTTTGGATCAACTCTAAAATAAGAACCACTAATACGAGCAGCAACTCCAGTTGGAGTATTTGTTGAATTTAATACTATACCAGGAGTATATGTTATATTTTTTTTATTGTAAACATTTATTGTATTACGATGTGGTGTCATGTCTAATACAAAATCCAATTTATTATTTGACATATTGTATTCACGATATTTTTCGTTAAATCCAACATACATCATACAATTACCAGCATTTACTATCTTTGTTTCATCGAAAGATGTGTCTCTTAAATTACCAAATCCATCATCAACTAATGTATATTCGTAAGAAGAAGCCGAATTGTAGTTTACTAAACTAACTGATTTCTTTTTTATACCCTCACCAAATACACCAACTGGAATTACAAATAAAGATGCGGATTCTGCCATATATGTTATCTGACTATCATCCGTTAAAAAAGTTGGTTGTTTTATATTATCATATTCTGTATAGTAATTATGATCCAAATAATACCATAAAATTTTTGGATCTAAACTTTGTGTTGTAAAAATTCTTTCATATAAAGAAGACGATATATTTGCAACATTACCAAAATACTTGTGATTTTCAGGATAGAACGCACGATATACTTGTATTCCAAATTTTTGATAATGTTCTACTTCCGGATGAATAGATGATATTTTCCATAATTTATTAACTTCAAATGGGCGTATTGTAAAATCGCCAGCTTTTAACCGTTTATGTGTAAAAGTTAAATTACTATTTTGACCTTGAAATGACATATCAGTTTAACCTTAATTTTACTTGAATAACGTGTTCTTCATTTGGTTTTTTCAATAATGGTTTTGGTAATTTACCAACTGCAATCAATTCACGATCATCGTTATACAAACCAACGGATGTAATGTATGAGATAGGACTGTCCATAAATTGTTTATGTCTAAATTCACCATAACTACCAGATAAATATGTATAATTGTTGCTATAATTAAATTCGTATTCTCGCAATCTACAAAAGTATGTTTGTGTTTTTACTTCTTCGGATGCTCTAGCATACCAAGATCCTGTTATAGGTCTATTTGTTGTTGTGTTACACGATGCACTAATTGACATGAAAAATTTTCTTATGTTGTCACCGTCAAAAGAACCGGTAACTGTATTCAATGAGCAAGATTGATCTAAAACTGCACCGTCTAATACAATTATGCCTTTTCTAGGAAAAAATATACCCCAAGCATCATCTTCTTTATTACCATAAATACCATCATTTAATGATCCAGACACCAAATAATAATACTCTCGTAATTCCTTTCTTAATGTATTTACATCTGCCAAATCTTCTGAATCATCAATCAATGTGTATATTTTATCTGATGTTGGATGAGGATAAAAATTACTTCCAGTGTTGTATAACTGATTCACACTAGATGAAAGTGGTGCAAGAGTTATTTGTATATTTCCAGGATCTATCATCTCTGGAAAAAGATTTCTATTAAAATTTATAGCATAAAAATAATCACCATTCTTTCCATTCTTAAATGGCACTTTTCCTTCTGTTGTATGAAAATACTCCATCAAATAATTTTTGAAAATTATTTTTGATGGATAAACTTTTGTAAATTCATCGGCATAATAACCAGATCCAGATCCATTTATATGACCGTATGTTATATCACAAAGAGTCTCACAATTTTGTTCATTTTCAGGAGAAGACAACATTCTTAAAAAATATCTTGAATCCCCAAACGTAGAAGATGTGTGAAATGTGTTTACTCGTTCTCCTCTAAATTTGAATAAACCATATTTTCTATATTTTTGTTGAACTATTGAATAATCTCTTGGTGATCTAAATTTTTTGAATACTCTTGATTTTAGAGTAAACAAAGGAACTTCTGGAGGAGCAGGTGCAGATTGAGGTGATTCTAATAAAAACGTAACAACATCATTGTTTATTACCGCTCTATATGAATCTTTTGTTGGGAAACCATTATCAACTTGAAACTTAACATATGAACGTACCATTTCAAGAAGATACTTGTTTATTTGAAAACTTAATACATTCATATCAATTTATTAAAGTTGTTGATAAAACAGTTGGAACATTTGCTAAAGTTCTAAATATCTCACCCAATCTATTTCTTTCTTGAATAAGAGCTGCCCTTACTTCATCAGTAATAGTAACACCGATAGGAGATTTTTCTAAATTTTCAGCATCTATTATGAAAGGTAATTTTTGAACGGTTCGTGGTAATGTATCTACTAAATCTTCCAAATTTGAAATTGCCTTATCCAATCTAGTTAAATGTATAGAAGATAATGCACTTGGATTTGTATTTATTGCCTCATAAAATAAAATTGAATCTACTGATCCATTTATATTTATGTTGAAAATTTTTCTAAAAAGATTCAAAGCAATAGTTCTCGCATCCATATCTGGTAAAACGGATGGGTAGTCTCCTAAAAATGATCCAGATAAGGTTGTTATTATTTCGGATTCAGTTATCATATTACCAATTCAATCTTATTTTTATTAAAACATCATTTTCTTTTGTTTTCTTTATTGGTCTGCTCAATTTAGCAACTGCAATCAAATCTCGTTTACTATTATACAAACCAACGGTTGTTATGTAAGTCATTGGGTTATCAATAAAGCAGGCATTTTTTATTTTTCCTTTATTTTCACCTGAATCATAAACATAAGTTGGATTTGTGCTGTAGTTTGCCTCACCGGATGGTATTCTGACAAAATAATGATTTGTTGTTTTGAATTTTACATTTCTAGCACGCATTGGTTTTCCAACAGCCGCGGCACCACTTATTGCAGTAAATAGTTTGAATGAATTATCACCATTGATACCACTTCCACTAACAGAATTAAATGATGCAGAAACATTCAATTTATGTCCGTCTAAAACTATAACGCCCAAATTTGGATATACTTTACCATAAGTTGTTAAATCTTCGTTTGTTTGTATAGTTCCTTCTCCACTGGAATGTATTCCATTAGAAAGTGAACCACTAACAATGTCATAATAATAATTTGGATCATCATTTGCACAAGTATCTTCATTTTCAAAAATTGCAGAATTGTCAATCAGAGAAAGTATTTTATTCGATGAACTAACTTGAACATTACTGCCAGTATGAACACTATTTTCTATACCACTACCACTCAATTCTGCAATGTTTATTTCAAAATTTCCAATATCAAGTTTGTCACTTAAACCATTTCGATAATAGTTTATCACATAAATATCGTCAGGAGTTTTTAATTCTCCGCCATCATAGAATGTAAAATTCTTCTCATGTGGATCAAGTGTCAATAGTCTATATTGTGAGTAAATAGCTTTACTTGGACTATCATCTTTTTCATAACCACTTGATATTGAACCAGAACCTTTGTAATTACCGTATGCAACTGCAAAATAAGCAGTTCTACCACAGTCGTCACAATCAGTTACTTCATAGTAGTATTCTTTTTGTGTAACAGTTTTTGTAGAAGATGTATGATAACAGTCAAGTGATTGTGATAAATTAAATAAACCCTTTATAGATTTTTTACGCATTCCAGGAAGTATGTCAGTTCCATATAAGAAAGGATGATGTAATCTTCCAATTCCAGTTCCTTCAAAACAATCCGGTTTTTGGCGTCTATTATCTGTTAAACTCTGACCTACCGTTAAACGATATGAAGCGGCTTTTGATCCTGGTTCAGGAGCTAAAAATCTTTGGTTCAACTCTTTCCGTGATGCATAAACGGTTGGGTTATCATCCAAAGGATTTTTGAATGATATTTCTGGATAAGTTAGATAATGGGTTAATATCTCAACTTCATCACAACCACAAGGATTATCTAAATCAACTTGCCATGATGATTCAACAGTTTCCACAGGAAGACAATTTTGATTAGATCTATTTAACTGAATCGAATCATATTGTTTCCATGATGTGCCAGGTTCACCCGGAAATCTACCGGTAATTAGCACAGTTTCGGTTGCCTCTGAATAGAAATATCCATCTTTTGTTGTAAGCAATTCGCCATTTGAATTTTGTCTTGCTCCAAATGCAGAAGATTTTTTCAGTTCTGAAACAACCCAATTCCAAATATCACTGCCCTTTGTTCTATAATTTATTTCTACCCTACCCAATCCAGGTTGCTGACAGAAAATTTTGAATGGAACCTTTTTAATTCGTCTTACACCCCAATTATATGTAACGGGAATACCCTCTAAACATGGATTGTTAGGAATTGTTTCAAAAGTAGTTCCTCGAACTGACAGCGATGGTATAAGACCATAATTTGTTTGTAAAGTTTTAACATCTACATTTGATCTTAAAATATCTACTATTGGTCCGGTTACTTCTCCTGTTGTTGGATTTATACTATTCAAGTTCAATAAATTTTGACTTGTTAAAGCAGATGGATATTCATAATCAGATGTACCAAATTGATCATCTAATACTATATTCCACATCTGTCCTTGAACTGATGCACTTGATCTATAATACGGAGATGTACAGTCTACTGATGATGCAATATCAAAAGCCCAAGTCAATCTTCCATAAAATCTATCAACATATTGTCCTCTGAATTTATCAGATGTTATGACTATGTCACCATTTTCATCTATTGTTCCAAACTCATCATCTATTGTCCCATTTTGATTTCCGTTTCCGTTTCCGGTTGAAAGATTTTCTACTTCTCCTGTAACTTTTGAATCAATCAATGATGTTATAGTATTATTAAGTCTATCGTTTGTTGGGTATTTTACAACTAACGTTGTATTGGTTACAACATCTTGATATGATATTCCACCATATTCAGTTCTTGCCATATAGAAAAAGTTTTCTATTATTCCCATTCCAGAAGCAGAACGTTCTGCTGTATCCTGATACCAATTTATACCAGCATAATCGTAATCTTGGACTATTTTTGGTAATGTTGTTGCAAAGCCAGTTAATATAGGTCCAGATTTGAAAAAGGTTTCTTCTTTTGGTAATCTTGAAAAGTTTGATAAAACACCAGTATTTCCAGATACAAATGGAAGAAAGCCATTTAATAATTGTTCCGTTATATTATCATAAACTATTTCACCAGGAAGAACTTCTATTTCAGTTATCTTTTCATATATTTTTTGTAAAATACTTATGAAATCATAATAGTAATTGTATTTTATCTTACCAACAGAATTTTGGGTAGAATTTTGTCCGTTTACTATCTGAATATCACCACGAGAATTTTCAACAAAATTGTAATAAATGTTTGGATCAATTGTTACAGTAAATAATGTTGTTGCAGTTCCGCCAGGACAAGCAGCAACCATTGATATATCAAGTAGTGGTGTAGGTTTTATATTAAACCCATAAAACCTTCTTGGATTATTGCTAGAATTTTTTTGTCTTATTTTGAAACTATAAAGTGGAACACATGATCCTAAATTTACAAGAGCTGCAGCATTACCAGCTCCACCAGCAGTCAAAGGTGGTGGTACACCGGCAGTTAATCCAAAAGTAGAAGGACTCAATCCAGGAGCAGATGCAAATAATGCCGGTGTTGCCGATGTTGAGTAAAGTGGTGCACCAGCTGCACCAGCTGCACCAGCTGCACCAGCTGCACCAGCTGCACCCATTGGAGCCATCATAGGAGCAACAGCTATGGCATTGGATAAAGGTGTTCCAAAATTAAATCCCAATGGGACAATCGGTATATTGTTACCAACACCAAGTCTAGCACCCGGTCTTCCAACTTGGTCACCTGATGTGGTTAGCCCTAAATTTGTATCTGTTAGTATTCGTCCACGAGTTCTAATATATTCCCTTCTCAATCTTTCTCTACGGATAGCATCTTCGGTTGGTCTTCCGCCACCAAGATTTTCGCCTTCTTCAGGTATAAGTTCGCCTGTTCTTGGATCACGCAGACCTTCACCTTCCCATCGAATACCACCGCCACTTACAAAATCCGATCCAGGATCATCAACTCCTATTGGATCAAAATATGTTCCATCTATAAATTCAAGACTACCCATTTCACTCGTTTTTACACCGACTTTTGTTCCACCCAATTTGACTTTTTTCTTTCTAACAGTTCTTCCAGACAATCCTCCACCGGTTGGTTCTACTGTGTCTCTCAATAATCTGTATAAACCTGCACTCATTGTGGTAGAATCTGTCCAATTTTTAGTTCTATTTGATCCATCAATTTCTGGTACAACTTCATCGAGAACCCCATCTCCATTTGTGTCCATTGCAACATACCAAATAGGTTGTTGTCTATTTACATAATTTGCGGGTGTTTCATTATTAAATGGAGAAGAACTGTTCCTTGTTGCTAACCAAGTAGTGTATACTACATTTCCTCCTGTCTGTTGAAGATAGACTCGGTATACATCCAACAACAAACGATATTGAAGATAAATTTCTCTTAATCTAGTATTAGTTACCGCCATTGTATCATTTTGAGATAAATACGGATCACTCATAGCAAAATTTGCATTTACAATTAAAGTATCCAGATAATCTATTGCTGCAATAATTGAGTTTAGATCATTATTCCGTATACCATTTATACCATTGTTTAGAAGAGATCTAAGGGTGTCATTTAATAGAACATCCATGCGTATTTTCCTTAATAATCAAGTTTTACTTTAATAACTACTTCTCGGTCAAACGATTTTTGTATTGGTTTACTTAGCTTAGCAACAGCAACTAAATTGTTTGCATCATCATACAAACCAATACTTGTGATATAGACTTTTGGATCCATAATCATACTTTCATATTTCAACACATTATTTTGATTGAAAAAACTTGGATTATTAGTATAATTGTATTCATCGGAATAAACTCTTACAAAATAATAAGTTGAAGCAACAACCTCACTGGTTCTTCCCTTGAAAGAAAAAGATGCACTATCTATTGACATCGCACCACTTATAGAAGTGAACAATCTGATGGCATTGTTGTCACCGAATAAACTTCCTGTGTAATTTTCACTTGAAAGTGGAACTCTACTTGCAGATGTAATGAATGATGCAGATGCATCAGCTGCCTTACCATTTAAGATAATCATGCCATGGTCAGGATAATATAAACCCCAAGGAGTAGAATCTGATGTTACTTTTCCTGTTGTAAGTGATCCACTAACAACATTGTATATTCTGCCACCTTGAACCGATAGTTCAGTTGTTGTTGTGCCGGAATCATCAATCAATGTGATTACATCTTTTGCACCATCAACTGTTCCATCTGGTTTTAATTGAGAAAGTGAAAGTTCCCATGTATTAGTGTCCATTCTATCTTTATATCTAGATCTATTTACATTAAGAACATATATGTATTCTGATATTTCAGAAACGGTTCCATTTGTAAATGTAAACTGATTTATTCCAGGTGGAAGCAACATTTGTTTATATTGTGAATATATTGCTTGTGTTGGATAATCATAATCTTGAGCACCATATGATCCAGTAGATGAACCACTACCCCTTGCATGACCAAACGCAACACTAAATTGAACTTCAGCATTTGGAAAATTAGATTGGCTGTTGTATACCTCATAAAAGTATCTTTTTGTTGCATCGGACTGATCAGATGATGTAAATACAGTATACAGGTCTGTGTTGTTTCCTGTCCACAATGGAGCAGTAATCAATTCTCTACGATTTCTACCAACAGCATCATTAGAAAAACGTTTTAATACAAAAGGTGTAACAGCCATAACAATCAATACTCCAATTTTATAGTAACGGATAATTCATTTGTATAAGTTTTCTTAATTGGTTTACTCATTTTAGCAATGGCAAGCAAACTCACATTTCCATTTATATCGGGTCCATACAAACCAATAGAAGTTATGTATGTTACTGGATTATCATGGAATCTGTTATTTTTTATTAAACCTTTATCATTTCCAGCTTGATAAACATATGTTGGATTACTTGTATAGTTAAAATCACTGTTTGTGACTCTACAATAATAATAAGAACAATGTTTTACAGATATTGCACGAGCGGTAAATCCTTCCTGATAAATTGAAGCAGCACCTGATATAGATGTAAACAATTTATATGAATTATCACCATTTATATTACTACCGGTAACACTATTGAATGATGCAGAATGATTTAACGCCTTTGCGGAAATTAAAATGATACCCTGACTTGGATAAACTTTTCCATAATAATGTCTACTTGAATCTGAATAAATTCCATTTTGCAAACTTCCACTAACAAGGTTTCTTACATATGACGTTTGAGAAAGAGTTTCAAGTTGATCCAAACCATCTCCTGAATCATCTATTAGTGTAATTATTTTCGGTGTTGAACCTGAAACTTGGACATTACTTCCAGTATGAACATTGTTTGCCTTGCCACTTCCACTTAATTCAGCAAAACTTATTTCAAAATTGCCAGGATCAAGTTTATCGCCAAATTTATCTCTGTTTATATTTATCACATAAAAATCTTCAATGGCTAGTGGAAGATTTGGATCTATTGTATCAGCGTTTGATCCAGAAAGATAAAATCCACCTTCATCTCCGTCAAGACACATTGATTTATATTGAGAATAAATTGCACGAGATGGTGTATCATCTGCCTCACCACCTTCGTTCAAAGATCCAGAACCACTGATGTGACCATATGCAACAGAAAACATTCTTTCTTCGTCACATGATAGTGAAGCTGATCCCCAAATTTCATAATAATAATTTTTGGAAGTATCTGTTTGAGTAGAACTTGTAAAAAATGTAAGTAGTTCTGCTGTTCCAGTATTCCACAATCCTCTTGCAGTTCCAGTAGTTGTTGGTTTTGCCTGATTTGGAGGGAAAAACTTGTAAATCTGTGCAAATGTTGGTTCTTGTACGGCCATAATTAAACCTCTATAACTTAAATAATTCTATACTATAAATTAAACATTACTAAATGAAATAGGAACTACAATTCTTGAACCATATCTTGTATTTGTAACAATCATTTTTGTGGATTTTCCATCAAGAGTATCCGGCAGCCAACGGCCATTTATACCAATTACAAAATCCAATACTGGAACATTATCAGAGGTAGTATTCCATGTGATTGATTTACCAGACATGGGAAGTTGTTGTACACCTTCATTTACAGCCAATACTGTGAAGTATGTTGTATCTAAAATTGTAAATGTATACCCACCTGCATTAGTTTTAAGCGCTGATCCTCCACCACCGGTTTCATTCCATTGTTTGACCAAAAATTTAAGATTTGGGGTATCTATATCATCCGGTGTCAAATCTAATGCACCACCATTAAAAGTTAGGTTTAATGAACTTGGTGTAGCTTCAATATAAGGTATTGATTTTGTTCCTTCACTCAATGTAATCAATTTGTATTTCATTGATTGTGTTTCATCAGGAACAGCTTCTGTGATAGGCAAATTCTCAATAACTATGCCCATTTTATCATCACCCAATGGATGACTTTGATTCCATAAATCATAATCAATCTCATCATCAGCAAGAGCAAATTGCGTAATGTTAAAAGATGATGCTCCCCTTGCTAAAAGTTCTCTACCTTTTTTTGTGAGGATTGCGTCTACTGTAACTACATTATTGTTTAAGTAACCCATTGTAAAACTCCTTGTTAGAAAATTATTCGTATACTTCTATAAATATAACAATTATTCAAAAATATCAAATTATTTTGGATTATCTTCTTTGTGATCTTATTCTTTGTAACCATTCTGGTAAAACTTCAAAAGGCAAAACCAAAATAATTAAAGCACTTGGATCTTCATTTGCATCCAAATATGTATAGTTTGGCGTATACATTGGAAAAGATATTTTGTTTGTAACATCGTTGTCTGGTAATTTACATCCATCAAATCGTGCATTACGAACAGAAGTTGTATAGTTACCTTGATTCATTTGTCCTGCCGGTAAATACTCAAAAGAACTCCAATTTGTTCCTTCTGGATTCAAAGATGATGTATAGTAAAACTTAAATGTTTTGTAAAAATTTTCATCGCGGGATGAACTAATCATTTGAAATAAAGAAGTTCTTTTATTAAAGGAATTATTTACAGTATACCATCCAGTTCCCAATCCTGTTGTGCTTCCATGTATTACATTTGTTCTATCAAATGTGTTTGAAAACCCTAAATCCAAACTGCCAAATACATCAAGTATTGTATTGTTCTTACCAATCAAAGAATTTTTTCCTATAACTTTAATAAGTCCGGTCATATTGGTTATAGTATTATCGATAAATCTAGCAGGTTCTTTGTTTATAGTTCCCCTTTGATCATAAGATTCTGCAATTATTTCTCGTTGTCTTGATGAAATAGTTCCATCTGTAAGTGATGCATCAATTATTAAATTTGCATTAACATCAACATCATCTTCTAGGTTTTCTGTTTCCGCCTCAAATGTTTCTTCTATATCAAATTCACCGGCAATGTTTGTAAATTCACTTGGTATATCCTCATCGAAACCAACAAAAACAGTTGTTGATTTTGAATTATTTACATCACCGATAATAACAGCTGAAGCAGATATTTCAGATGTATCTCTAACATATCTATCCGAACCCAAACCACCAAAATCTTTTGATGTTTTTACTTTTGATCTTTCAAGTATGTTTGGTTCTATAACCAATCCAAGTATTTCGTTTGCACGAACAGGAAGTGTTTGGCGTATTTGATCAAATAAACTAAAATCAAATATAGAAACCAATCTTAAATACGAACTAAAATCATTTCTATTTGTATATTTTTTCCAATACTCTCTTGCAAATTGTTTTAATCTTGGATATTCGTCTCTTTTTGTATTTTCGTATTCACCAAAATAATCATCTATTACAGCATTACCTATTGATTCATATATGTCTTCATTTATTATGTGTTGTGGCGAAAATGCAACCATTAACTTATTTGAATCTATTGAAAAATTATCAAATGCAGTTACTGTTGATGATCTATCTTTTGTTAAAGATCCTTGAAGTGATGCAGAATCTATCCTAATTTTTTCGGAGAATGGTGTATTATTTGCAACAGTTGCAACTTCCATATTGTAAACTTCAACGGTTGATTCAAACAAATCTCTACTAAATCCATTGAAGTAAGCATTCTTTGGTGAAGTGAAGAAATTAAATTTTGTTTGATCGGGATGCATACTTTTTATACTGGAAGTTAATTCAGCATTAAAAGGTTGCCAAAATTTCCATTGTGCTTGTAAATCATAAAATGATGATGTTGATGTGTTACCGTTATATGCACGGGCACCCATTACATGATTATTGAAAGAAGATTCTATTAAAGGTTTTGCCCAATATCTCAATTCAAAAATAGATCCCGATAACATTTTATTAGTTTGAGGATTTGATCCCGAACCTATGTATAAATATCCATCAGATGACCAAGCATTGTTGTAATTTGATTCTATTGATCCCGTTATTGAAATACTTGCACTTCTCTCAACTACAATTTTTCCATACTTTGAAGTTTTTAATATAAAATCGTATGTATTATCAGACGAAAGTGTATCAGTTGATTCATTTCTACGAATCATTATGTTCAATGGAACATCATCATATAGATATTCGTCTTTTATAGATGCAGATTTGTAACTTGTCCCATCTCCCAAATAAAAAGTCAAATCACCTTTTTCTGCAGATCCAGTTCTATGAACAGTAACATACCAATCCAATCTACTACCAGTTGTTTCTTTTTGTAAAACAGTTTGTAATTCGTTATTTTCATAACGATACAACTGTGATGGATTCATTTTCCATCTAAAAGTTAGTGTATCTGGATATTGCCACTGATTATTTTCATTGTTAATTCTTTCCCAAGGCAATCTGACATAACTAGATGTAGGTGGTTGTTGTAAACTACCAACTAAATTCAAATAATATGTATGTTTTTCCCATTCTGCTCTAGGAACAACACCCAAATCCGCATTATCCGGTCCACCAAATTCTCTAATAGTTAATAGTGTTTGTGGAATACCATAAGCAGATAATAGTGCCTTAACACCTCTAGCAGTTCCCTTTGATTTGTAAATGTAAGGCAAATTGTTCAATACTCTACGCCAAACTTCTTTTGTTCTTTCTTCTTCACTTTTTGAATGTTCTTTGCCTACCGTATTTCTTCCTGCCCAAATTGGTTCACCACTACCACTTACACCTAATGCATATTCCCATAAATCTTTTGTTCTTGTTCCACTAGAAAGAGTCCAACCTAAATTTCGTGTTGCTTCATAAATAAGGTCTTGTGATAACCCGTCTTTTGGGTGTTCTTCTCTTAAATTCTTTTTTAATATGTGGTCAGTATAAAAATATAAAATGTCAAAGTGCTGACCAATCATGTTTACAAATGTAAGTATTTGTTCATTATCGGGATTATCAAATATATGTTCCGGTAGTGATTTAATCAACGCAGAATCATTTACCATATCAAAATCGGTTGCTACATCTAAAACAGTGTTATACCATTCTTCTACTTGAATACTTGAACTTGAATATAAATTAAATTTACCTTGTCTTGTTAATATATGATAAGTGCTTCCAGTTACTTCGTATTTTGGAAATGGTTGTATTGATGCAGTAAGTTCACTTGTATATCTTAAACTTGCAGTTGTTTCATAGTATAACCACTTTTCAAATTCATCAAAACCAGAAACAACCGATTCTCTTAACATTTTTACTTTTGTTTTGTTCAAATCCAATGAACCCGTGTATGATTCTAAATCAGCAAGTTGATTGTTGTAATGCTGAATTAAACGCATTTTATAGTAAAAATTTTCAACTCTTTCTTCTGCTGATGAATAGAATACAAAATTTGAAAAATCTGTAAAATTATAGTTTAATTCTACTTTTGATCCAGAAGATGTTAAGTATTTATCAAGTATTTGTTGTGATGTTTGTAAATTTGTTGATAAAATATCATTCCAATTTTTATATTCTGTTGTTGCAGAAATGAAATTTTCATATTCAACTTCGTAATTTGGACCTTTAATAAATTTTGGTGATAGTGTTTCAAACTCTTTTTCCACTTGAACTGAATCAATATACGGCTTCATTATTTGACTTGAAAGCCAACATTGATAATACAAATCAACATCAGTATCTAACGGTTCTGCAATACGAACATAAAAATATGTAGGGTTTCCATCGGATGTAACATTTATCACATCAACTAAATTATTCTCGCCAAAATTTAGAACTATTGGTAGTTTATATTTTGATCCCCTCATATATTCAAGAACAAAACTACTTAAATTTTCCAAAGATTCTATATCAGTTGGATTTGTTAAAGTTAATCTTAATTCTCGTCTGTCTTGTGAAATGTCTGAAACAAACAATCTATTTTCATTTTCAGCAGAACCAATTAAATCTCTAAAAAAGTTGTAAACAAACTTATATGGTCCAGGAACTAAATTTAATTGTTTTATATGGTTATGTATAGGTAATACAACATACCGTAACGGATCACCGGATTCTGTTATACGAGGATCTATTTCATAATTTGCATTATGTAATGTATCTACATAAGAAAAATTAGGCAAAAATATATGAAGTTCTACATTTGTTCCCGGAGAAGAAGGATCTTCGGGATTATTTAATGTAGAAAATTTTGGAACAATAATGCTGTTAGCAAAATTTGAATAGTCATACCTATCGCCCCTAATAGGACGATTTGTTCTTACTATATCAAGTAAATTTTTGTATAAAAAACTTGGCATAAAATTAAATCACCTTATTTATTAACCACCTTCATCATCACCATTTTCTTCTGGTGGAGATTCATTCAAAAAATCAACATTGATTTTTTCCGATAATTTTCCTACATATCCTGTTGCTGGATCAGTAAACATACCACCAACAGTTCTTATAGTATCAACTTCCGTCAATAATGTATTAAGTGTTTTATCGGTTCTTTGTGCAAGAGAAGATATTGATCCAGATGCAATTATGTTTTGTAGATCCATTTCAGTTTTAAGTTCTGTAATAATTTGTTCATTTTGTGCAGAAAGTTGATTACTCAATCTCTCAAATGAATCAGCGCGAACAGATTGATTTTCATTTTCACGTGCCCAAAGACTAACAGTTTCTTGCCATCTTTCTGATGCATTTTGCCAATCTACTAATTGATCTCTTTGACTATCTACGATTGCCTCTAATTCGGCAATTCTTCTTTCTAAATTAGCAATACTATTAGGATTACTTTCTACAATGTTTTGTAAATTTTGAAGCAATTCGTTTTTAGCAATATCTTGAACATTTTGAATATCAGTTGCAGAAAGATTGCCCAATGGAACTCCAGAAAAAATTCCATTTTCTATGTTTTTTAATTGGTTAAACAAATTTTGTTCTGCATTTACAGCGTCAGATAAAGAAGTAAAATTTGATTTAACAACAAAATCAAAACTTTCAGCTAAAAATCTTTGATCAACTACCGGTATTTCTATATTTCCTTTGTTTTGAACAGAACGTTCATCGATGTAACTTATTATTCTGTTTGTTGCAGAATCTCTTTGTAAATCACTCATCTTACAACCTTGAAGTAATGATTGTTGTCAAAAATTTGAACATTATCTCCATCTTCTCTTTCTATTTTTATTACCACTCTATAAAATCTTTCTGGTTGAAATGAATCCATCCACAGATTAAAATAACTACTTGTTCCATCACAACTAATTTTTGAACCAGTGTAATCAAAAGGAAGAATTATTTCATCACTATGAGCATCACGGATTTCATAATAAGAAGATGATGGTAAATAATAATTTACAGTTTGATATGCAGTTGTTGTGTAATTTTTTTGTGGATAACGAGAATTTGCATATATTCTTATTTTTGCCCTTTCTTTTTCTGCATAAAACTTTTTAAGTTTAACATTCAAATTTATGCTATCTTCAGCAACTGATTCTAAACTTCCAGTAATAAATTCAGAATCATCCCAAACTATGTTCAATCTTGGAACATATATCGTATTACTATCCGTTCCAAAAAATTTAAGACTATTCAATAGATTATTAGGAGATGATTCCATTTCATTGCTGAATTTTAGAATCATTCCGTCATTTTCAAATCTTCCTGATCCAGTTACCCATCTTCTTGCAAGATTTGTGACATCCATATAAATATCTGACGATTGGAATGAAAATGATTGAGTGCATTCCAAATTATCATAATCCCACCATGTTCCACCGCCTTCATGTGTAAAATACGATGATGTAACTGTTGCAGTAGGTGTATTGTTTCCCCATATCCCGTCATCTTGAATCCATGTCTGTGACACTTCATCCCATTCTAAACTATCAACTGTTGGTGGTATATCCCATTCGGTTCCAACTGTTTTTGATGTTCGGTATCTCCAAGAAACTCCATCTGTTGTATATGGTAAATTTACAAATTTACCAGTTCCGTTAGTCCAAGATGAACTCAATGGGTATGCATATACAACATATTCTTGTGGAATTTCTCTAATATCTGCAGTAATAAGAGATAGATAGTATTTTGCATTTTCAGATATTTTACCAGAGTTAATTCTATTTTCAACATCTGACATATCAAACTTTACAAGTATTCTACTATTGTAAATTGAAGATCCTGAACCTGGTGTTTCATGGGATAATTCCAATAAAGGATCTATACCAGTATTCATGGTATATTGTCTTTCATAAATTGTAGCATCTCGCTGTGCAAAAATAGAATATATCATCCGAATGACCTCGCTCTACCAACAATATCATTGTTTGGATATTTTATTTCAAAAATAGATGGATCTAATGACGGGAACAAAACACCATCTTTTGTTGCTTGTTCTATGTTATAGGCATGAGGAGAGTAACCCAAGTTCGTATCAGATAAATTTCTAATTTTAACATTTACAACAGTTTGAACACCAGGAACCCTATCTAATTCTGTGTATATGTTGCTTATTGCAATCGGTTGATTTATTTGCCATTTGTTTACATCAAAGTATTGTTTCAATCTTTCAATACAACGAAGAACAACTTGGTTTGAATTTTGATCAGGTAAAGTTATTATGTCAAAATTTACGCCTACATTGATAATATAAGCATCTCTAATGTTAATTGCATCTGTTAGTATTCTATACCAATTCAAATAATTTTTTAGATTTTCCTTTGTAGCATTGTTTACTGTTGTAAGTTTACCGTTTACGTCATAACCAAGAACATAAAAGTTTAGAGCTAAATCGTTTTGAACTCTATCACTATTGAATATAGAATCCTTCGTTAATTGAGTATCTTTCGTAATATATGCCTTTGCAATAGAACCATACTTTGATGGTAGACTATAAGCACGGATTATGTAATCTTCTTTTGTAACTGCACGATTTTGTGCAGCAAAAGAAGCAACGGCATTTTGTCTAATCTCTTGTATATCTTCTTGAAATTTACCACCTGTTGCAGGTCTTGGGTTTGTTACAGCCAAACTGGATACAATTTGACCATATAACACTGGATCCAATCCAGTTGAATCTAAAATTACTATTCTATTCAAAACATTATTTAATACTTCACTTGGAACATTGTCTTCGGTTCCACCACCGATTGTATAGAAGAATGTCAATGTTGTATTGTTTGGTGCAAGACCATATGTTTTTGTATACAAAAAGTTTGAAGGATCTATGTTTATCGATAAATTTGGATTTGTCATAGGCAAAGCACCACCGACTAAATCTGGATTTGGAATTAACAATTCATCATCTACATCACTGATTCCCGCACCAAACTGTATTTCCACATTTCCATTTGCCATCTGTCTTGAAGTAAATCGTCTAGGAACTCTTCTCAATTTAAGTAAGTATGGTGTTTCTGATCTATATTTACTTAATTGTGAATCATTTCTTGGTATGTTTAACACCGGTTCAAATACAGTATCTTGTGCCAAATTAGGAACGTGTTCCCATTTGTTTCCTTCTGTATCTATTGCATAGAGTATTTCTATTATATCCGTTTCTTCTATTGTAAATTTATCGTATGGTTTTGGATCACCCGCACTAAATGTTGAAGATCTAATTGTTCCGGAAATAGCTTTCGCTTGTTTTCTCAGAAGCCAAAATGTAACTTCTCCCGTTGTATTATCTATTTCATATGGAGTTACTTCTGTTGAATCAAAACTACTACTAGACTTAAAATCAATATAATCTATTGTTCTGAATGTAATTGTTCCATCGGTTGTTGGTGATACACGCATTCCAGGTTCTATTGCCATTGCATAATCATAATCTGGAACTATTTCAAGACCTACTTTTTTTGCAGGAACAACTTGAAAAACATCTAATACGGTATTTGCTGCAACCCTATTTTTTGGTGCATAACCGAGAGAATGTGCAATGTTAAGTATATTTTGACGTTCATTAGCAAACAGAATCATTGATTCTTGTAGTGTAACATCTGTATAAAATGACAAAACATCCCCAACATAAGCTGCCATTTCCAAAAATAACATTCCCGGTGAGGTTTCATTGAAATCTTGGTATGTATCTGGAAAATAATTTTTGGAAAAATCTATCAAAGATTTTTTTAATGAATTGAAATCTCTATTTGAATAACGAATATCTTTTTGGATTAAAGCCATTTTTATCACCTATATTTTCACCGCGGCTCTATTGCCGCAATTTCAATTCTACCTATTGTAGATATAAATAGTCTTATTGGTAAATATATTGTTGTTTCTCGAAGTTTTAGAGTTAAATCTATTTGTATCGCATGATCATTTTCGGCTAAATTTGATGTATCTGGATTTATATTAACTGTTAATTTTTCTATTGTTAAAAAAGGCATCCATGTATTTAATGCCTCTACAATATCTGATTTTATACTTTCTAAAAATTGATCTTCGCTTGTTATGTTTTCAAACAATATATTTTTTAGATTTGTTCCAAAATCAGGAATCATATATCTCTCACCTCTTGTTGTTAATAACAAGTTTCTCACATTTGAAAACAACTGTTTTACATTTGTTCTACTTTGAAAGAAAATACCCTTTGGATTATTAAAAGGCAATGTTACACCAACAAATTTGTTACCTTGTGTGGCGTTTCCTTCGTTTATAGGTTTTTGAAAATAATTTATTCTATTTTCAGATCTTGAAAGTGGTCTCAATTATTATCTCCCTTTTTTTTCATCAATTTTTTTCATAAGTTCAGAATAATCTCTTGTAAGTGCACTCATTACTTCGTTAGGTATTTCTGTTTTATTGTAGCCATTTGGAATAGCCGATCCTACTCTTTCATTTCCAAATCCTTCTGCCATATCTGCAGTAAAGCTAAATTCATCTTCCATTTCATAACTGTCTTGAAGACTTCTTTTTGTTTCTGCTAACAATTCTTTTATAGAACCAAATTCACTTTTTTGTTGTTTTGGTTTTACTACTTTTTTCGTTGATTGTGATTCATTATACATAGATAGACCATGTTTTAATGCAGAAATATCATCTTTTTTTGTTTGCTTTTGAGATATTTTCTTTTCAAGAGCATATTCAATTTCTTCTCTAATTATTTCTCTTATTTTAGTAAAAAAATTCTTCGTGTTCATACTAAAAACTCCTTATTCTTTTTCAACAATTTGATCATATAAAACGTTTTTTAATGTTGGTAATATGGTTTTGTTATCTATGCTTCTATAATAACTATCAACAATCGGCGTTCTTCTGAATTGTCCGTTCATTGTTGGTTCAACTTTTTGAGATCCAGCCTTTGGAACAACTTTTGTAAATACAACAAATGTTCCAGCTTTTGCACCACCACTAAAAGCCCATATTGAACTACCTTTTGCAGCAAATTTTCCACCGTCTCTACTAACAAATGAACTTGCACCAGTGTTTCCTCCAAAACGAGCGATAGTGCCATCAGGGTTAATATAAGGACAAACTTCAATGTGTCCACCACGACTTATTATAGAAACTTCCCACCCTCTTTGTGATAAAAAATGTTCTAATAATTTTTTTCCTTGTGAAGTTAATCCATCTTTTGTAAAATGAATACCACCTATAAAGTATACCATTATTGGATTTGGTAATAATGATTCTCGAACTGCAACAGGTATTTTTTCTCTATTTACTTTTGTTTTCTTTTTTGGTTTTAATTTATTACCATCTGGAATCATAACAACTTCTGTTTCAGTTGTCTCTGAATAAGTTGCACTTTCTAAAAGAATACCATATACATCTGTAAAATAATCACTTTTTCCACCTTTTACACCAAATCCCTTTTTATCCAAAAACTTTTTAACTGGAATACTTTTGCCAGCAGAATCCAAATAAGTTGGAACATTGGCAAAACATTCACTTGCTTCTTCTAATCCTACTTCTTTTAATTTTTTAAGTGAAGAATTAAAATATACATCGTTAATTTTATTAGCAGCAGCTAAACCAACAGGTTCTCCTGGAAAAGTATATCCACCATGACTTATACAATGTTGTGTAAATATACCACACCAGTGTGGTTGTTCAGACCAATTGGCAAATCCACCTTTATTTTCACCGGCACCGTAAGATCCTATCCCCCATTTATCCATATTATACCTCCCACCACTATAACCTTTGTATAACATTCTATGTTGTTCTGTTTGTGTATCAGCAACATAAGGAACTTTTTTATTCCAAACACCAACTTCTGTAAAATTCATTATTATTGGATAATCTATTAAATTTAGATCTTCAGATTTTTTTGCAACAGGAATTGGAGTACCGGATATTAACTTTTCCCATTGAGCATTAAAATAAACTTTTACAGCACCAACAAGTTTTGTTTCGATATTGTATTCGTCTTTTGCGAATCCCAATCCATCTGTTTTTGCTTTTTGATCACGAATACCATAATATCCAGTTGATGTTGGATATTTTGGCACTTTGTAATCTATATGTGATGCCCACATATTGATACTTGCACCAGGAGCAACAATTTTACCATTAAGTTCTCTTAATTTTCCAGTTGTAAGTGCAGCACTATTTTCTACATTTGTTGGTGCACCTTCTGGTGTTGTATTTTCTTTTAATTTTGGTTCAAATTTTTTCTCAGGATCATCAGGATTTGTTGCTGGGTTTTCATCTTTCGGTATATCAGCCGGCGGTGCATCTGGTGTAAAGCCCCATCCTGCATAAAGTGCTGCCAATTCCTCTGATTTTGTATCATCAACTTGTTTTTTTAACCAAGCAACTGCAGATTCGTTTTCATAAAATACTTCTTTTGCCGTATACGTTACATCTTTCACCGTTATATTGCCGGTATCATCAAAAAATATACTTTTTTTCGTGTCATCTGGATCGGCTATACTAACACGGGCACCATATTTAGAATCTCTTTTTACAAACCAAGCTAGTCCATTAGCATTGTATTTTTTTCCAGATGGTGGAGTTGTTGGTGTACCAGATTCACCCAAAGCATTTTTAACAATTTCTAATTTTTCAGAATCAGACTTACTTGAAAATTCAGAAAGATTTATTACAGTTGATCCAATAGTAAATGTATCATCTAACCATTCTTGTAAACCACCCATATCAACATCAGATTCGGTTCCCTTTGTATCTACCTGATATGTTACACCATTATATGTTACTGTAACACCTTTACTTCTATTTCTTCGGGAGAAATTTATACTAACTTTTTCATCTTGTTTTTGTGGATCGTTTGTATTGTCATCACCGGAATTGACATTTGAACCAAATTGTCCTGTTCTTTCTTCATTGGCTTCTTCGCCTGATTGTTCGTTGCCACCGGGTTCTTCGTTATCAAGTTCTTCATTTGTTGGTCCCCTATCAGCGGGTTTTTCAATTTCCTCATCATCATCTTTTTTATCTCCGAATAAATCTCTGACAAAATTACCTAAGTTTTCATCATCAGAACTATCATCATTTCCACCAGAACTGTCATTACCTTCAGATGTATTATCGTCTCCTTTATAGAAAACACTATCTGGATTTTTTGATTTATCTTGACCACCATCATCATCAGTTCTTTTATTAGATTGATCATCTTTTACTTCATCAGAAACTCTATCAATTTTAGTGTTATCCTGTAAATTGCTATTCAGTGCACGTCTAGCAACCCTAATATCAGGAGCACTATCTTGTTCTATATCATTTACTGTTCTTGGCATATGATTTCTCTGTTATTATTTTAATTACCACGCTAAAATAGTTGGAACTGCTCTATTTTCTGCCAAAGATCCTCCAACTAGTTGTCCATTGACAACAAGTTTTGTTGATCCTCCGCCATCACCGCCTGACATAATTGTTACAGTATCACCTTTTTTATTAAAATGATTCAAAACTGCATTTGAAATTTCTGGTATATTCCAACTAGTAGTTGATGTTCTTGGACCATCCATATCTGTTGCACCAGCAAACCACATTCCAGATCCAAGTATTCCAATAAACGGCCATCCAGAATGCTTTTTGAATGATGCATGAACATCTTTTACTGCATTATTTCGTATACAAATGTTATACATCGGTATTCCAACTTGTATATTACCCCATCCTTTTTTAAGTATGCCATCAGTTGAACCTGGTCTTACCTCTGTTGCATACCCATCTGATATTATGTTAGGATTTGGTTTAACAACAACCATTGGTAAAAATCGCATATCAGAATTGTTACTATTTAGATTTTTTGCCTCTGCCAATTTTGATCCATAATTTTTCCCATCAACTATAAATAAACCATTTGGTTGTCCCGAACCCCACGTTGGATTAGTAGATCCTTCAAATGGTCCTGCATTTATGAAATTTTTGAATCCGGCTGCAACCCAACCACCTGTGTTTTTTGAACCAAATGGATATTTGTTTTCTCCAATTTGATTTTTGCCAACTGCTTTTGGTGCAGTATAACCAGCTCTCAAATTGGATGGATTGAATTTTTGTAACCAAAGTCTAGATGGTTTACCAGAACTTAATTTTTTAGTTGGATTTTCAATATATTCAACACCACCTATTGATCCAGAACCTAATGGAGCTAGCCCTGCAAGTCCTGATTGTGTTTGTGTTTCGGATTTCTTAAATGTTGTATTAACATCATAAGTTTTATCTTTCCATGATCCTTCACTTGTAATAAATTCACCATCTATTTTTACAATACGATTTCCAGCATCAGCTTCAAATCCACCGCCAGATACAAACCTGTCCTTACCAATACTTTGATTTGTAAGTTTTTTTGCACCTTTATTGCCAGAACAGTCAAAATCTCCATATATTTGTTTTGGTGCAAAAGAAAGTGATGTTAATGATAACCCACTTGCAACAAAGCCATCAACTTCAAAATCTGCCATATTAACAGGAAATACTGTTATTTGAATGTTATTGCTTATCCAATAGTTACCAGGTCTACCGGTTTTTACATCTTTTATAGGTTTTGGTATTCCATTCAATGATGTTAATTGATTGTTAGAACAATCAAATCGTGTTACACCAGTTGAAGTAACAACACCCAAACCTGCTAAACTTGTAATCTTATTACCACCACAATTAAATCCGCCTGGACCAAAAGAAGTTATTCCATTTCCTTCTAATGTTGTTAATCCACAACCAGATACATCATAGATATATTCTTTTTGACTTTTATTTGTATCAGTTATTCCCTTTATTATTTTTGGTCCACCTGCCAATGATGTTAATTTTTTATTATCAGTAGCAAAAAAACTACCAACTTCATTTGGAGAACCAACTAATGAAGTTAATTCATTTTTTGAAATATCAAATTGACCATTGACTTTTTTAGGACCACCTTCGAGTGATGAAAGTTTTACACTTCTACATATAAAATTACCACCAATAATTCCAAATTTTACAGTAAATTTACCATCTTTTACAGACGGTAATGATTTATTCCCTGAAACTAAATTTATGGTAACATCACCTGCAATATCAATGGTTCCGTCTGCTTGTATTTTTGGTTCAGCACCACCTGTAATTTTAATGGCGGCCTTTTGGTTTGCTATAACTGGTTTTCCATTTTTATCTTTTTGAACAACACCTTTAACAACTTTATACCCAAACAATATATTAAGTTTATCAGTTAAACTTGTAATTTCTTCATTGGATAATCCACCACTACCTGTATCAGACTTATCAACTGCCTCATCTACATTTCCTTCATTTTCAGGATCATCTGCAGGTTTTTCTTCTACCGATCCAGTTTTATCATCTTTATCTGGAGTCAATCCCCATGTACTTGCAAGTGCAACTAATTCAGCATTATCAGATGCTAACATCCAATCCAATGCAGTATCACCTGCATCATTTACTATTTCAAGTGCAGAGTATTTTTCACCACGAACATTGATATACCCTTCATTATCAAATTCAAATGTAACCTTTGCCATTTAACCTATCTCCAATGATATTTTAATTGTTGGGACTGGTAAAGGAGTGTATGCTATACCACCTTCGCCAAATTTTAATGGTGTCTTTGTAGTTGATGTAGTTGCACTATCAGTTTTTGAACCTTCAAGACCGAGTGGTGTACCTGCCGGTGTTATTCGTGTTTCAGCCTTTCTAACAACTTTAACTTCTACAGCATCTGCATTATTTATTTGTTTTCCGTTTTCATCAAATGTTGCTCCGCCAGGAATTGTTGTTTTATTCGTAACTTCAAGTGGAACTAATTCATCACCGATATAAATAGGTCTTTGTTGTTTTGTTGGATAGTTTGGATTACCTGTCTTAATTTTTTGAATCAATATAGATGCTGGTGTGAAGTATTTTTCATTGAAACTTCCACCACTTGAATTGTATACACCAAGTCTTGCCAATCCACGAAGATATTTTGTTACCCTAAACGGTTCTAATAAATTAAAATCACCGCTGGAAAAAGCATATCTGTATTTCAATTCTTTTGTCAATCCAAGAGTTTTTCTTTGTGATTCACTTACATTTGGATCACCATCAACTACCCAATTTATATCAGATTGTTTGAATAAAAATCCAGATGGAGGCGTTCCCGTAAATACAGGCAAGCCTGTTTCAGGATTCTGTCCAATATCTTCAATCCATGGATGAGTGTATATTATGTATGTACCATATTGCAATACACCCTTCACACCACTTGGAGGCGCTCCTGTTGAATCTTCAACTACATATCGGTCTTCAACATTGTATTTTTGTCTCCAATTTGGATCACCAGCACCAGGAACTCCCGGAGGCAATGAACCGGCAGAATCTAATAAATCAGCATAAGGATCCTCTGTCAATTCTTTTGCAGAATCGTATATGTCATTGAAGAAATCTTCTTTTTCAAAGTCTTCTCTAGTATCTACCAATTCATCGTAAACGCCTGTTAAAAGTGCCTCATCTTCAATTAAATTCGGTGAATTTTTTACTTGTTCATACTTTTGCAATAATCGGTTTTTAACACTTATACCTTTTGCAAGAGAATTTTTGAATTTTAACGCTTTATCTATAGCAATTCCACATTTTATTATAGCAAGACCATTTACTTCTGTGTGTGTTATTGGTTTTCCAGAAACTGGATCATCTTTATGCGGTTTTGGTGCCTCTTTTATGTTGGTAAATCCTAATGAAAGTGCAATAGTTTGCTTCATTTTTGGATCAAGGGTTCCACCACCTGGAGTTACTTTTCCAGTTTTTTTGTCATATGCATTATAGTTTTCCCAAACTTCTGCATTTGGACCCCATTTGTTTAATAAACTTTGTCCAACCTTATCAAATAAACCTTCGGCAAATTTTTCTTTCTCACCAGGTCCATTAAATCTTTTTCCAGATATTAAATCAGTTATATCGCCTGCAATCGGAATCACATCACCCAATACTTCTTCACTAACACCTAATTGTTTTGAGATTTTTGCCTTTAATTCTGGTGGTAAAGAATTGTAATGTTGAAATCCCTTTGTTGATAATTCATACAAATTTTTTGCACCACTTAAAACTTCATAGTATCTGATTATTTCGGATTCATCAATTCCAATAAGTGCAGCCGTGCTAAAAATAAATGTTTGAACGGGTGCTGGTAAATTTTTGAAATCTACAGCATCGAATATAGATAAAAATTGTTTCTTTTTGTATAAGTTGTAAACTGCCAATCCATTTTTTGCAATATCAAAACCTTGTTCTAATGTAATTGGATTTTGACCAAAATTTTGTTCTGCCCAAGAACCAGGAATTACATTATCGTATGAAATCGTTTCAGTTACTTCTTCGCCTCTGTCTAAAATATGTGGTAAATCTTCATTGACTTCTTCATAAACTTTTGTAGCGGCATTGAATTTTCTATAAACCAATCTTGGTATGCTGTTTCCGATAAATTTGTAATCTATTTGAAATGGAATTACACCAGATCGTATAGGGTTAGTTCCTTCGTATTGTTGTTGATATTTTGTGTTATCTACATTTATTTTAAGTTCCATACTACCATTTGGAAACAATCCTGAGGATATTGGATCCGCACCAGTTTCTGATCCATAAGTATTTGGTATCGTTATGGTGCAAATATCTCTAGTCGTGTTATAGTCATAAAATAATTCATTTGCGGTAAATCCGTCTACAAATCCAGGAGATGTTATTTTTCCAATAGAGATTGACTTTATCGGTATAAAATCTCCTTCTTTATTTATAGATTTAATAATAATTTGATTCAAAACTATATTATTACCTTCTGTTTTTCTATATGATGGATTTTCTACTATAAGTTTTAGATTGTCTTTATCAACGATTTGTAATTTTTTATTTACAACCGATCCTGGAGACAATTCTGAAAATGCTTCACCGGTTGCAAATTCTCTCAATTCTTTGGGTAAATCATCTAATGATTTTACATTCTCTGCCTCTCTTAATACATAATCTTGTAAAGCGTCATAGTTACCATCACTTACCATTTGTTCTATTTCTAATATCTTATTAACAACCCATATTATTCGCTTAATAGTTTTTGGGTTAGTTCCTAAAAAATTAGCAACTTTTATTTGTAATCCTGGTGATAATTTTTCGTAATCAAGTAATGTTCTTAAATTTGCAAGAAGTCTAGTAGTTGCTATTGTAGATTTTCCTTGAGCATATAATTGATATATTTTTGCGGAAGTAGATAATGCCTTTAATCCGGATTTAATCAATGAAGCATTTTGTTTTTTAGTTAAAAAATCTAATGCAGTAAATGGATAACCAATTACTGTTGAAAAAAGACTTGCTTCTCTATCTTTTTCTTCTTCTAATTTTTGTTTAGCATCTTCTTCATTGTAACCTTTAGATCCAGATGGATATAAACCTTCAACTTGACTTATACCCCAAGCAACTCCCTCTCCTAAGAATCCAACAACACCGGTAAGAGCACTTGTTACATATTTTAGTGAATCTGTAACAAATGCATCAATTGATCCTGTTACACCATTTAATAAACCACCTTCACCTAAAAATGAATTTGATTTTATTTTAATTGTTAATTTTTTTATTTCATCGGTTGGTTTACCCGCTGGTGGATCTAAAATTAAATCTCCTGGTACTTTTTTTCCAAAATTTACCCAAACTTCAATTTCACTTGCAACTCTAAATACAGCACTTGATGTTTCCAGTATTCCAAATTTATCTATAATAATTGATGGAATAGATAATGGTATTGGTTTTATTTCTGCATTCCAATCTAAAGCATACTTTGAAGCATATTGTGTTACTTCTGAATCATCATAAAAAGAATCGCTAAATTGTGATAAATCTCCAGGATCTGTTGGTCCGTTATCTGTAAAGTGTGCCGCATTAACAAGAGTTAATTTCCATGTATTAAGAGCATTTTTTGTTCCACCTGGTTCAAATACAACATAGTCAAGAAGATTTATAGTATCTCCTTGAAAAATTTCAATTTCGTATTTATCAGGTTCTGTTGCAGAACCTGGTATAAGTTTTACTAAATTTTTATTCCACGATATACCCATAATTACACTGGTCCTCCAGGATTACCGGCATCGTCACCGACTAGTGATGTTCCATAATCAAATGTTGGATCAATATCACCTAAAATTTGATCTATTAGTTTTATTTTTTCTTGTTCAATATCAGCAATATCTGCAACAAGTGTTAATGGATCCTCATTTTCCAACGCTCCCTCACCGGTATCTACCAACAAATTAGAATTATCGCCTTCTTTGATGAATTGACTTTGTAGAATTTTTTCGTTGGATTGTTGAACTTCTTTTTCTGATGGACCACCAGACTTTTCATTAACAAATGCTAATTGGCTTGGTAATTTTTCTATTTGACTTTGTAACTCTGATAAATCAGAATGTGCTGTTGAAAAATCAGAAATGTTTATAGGAACACCGGATGGACCTGTTCCAGTTGGATGAGTTTGTTGTGTAATTGCTCGTGTAACATTCAATAGTATTTGACATAAATCATTTAACCACGTCATTGTTCTTTTGCCTAACAATATCGGTTCTATTGCATTTATACCTAACGATATTTTTTGTGTTGATTCAATTTCAACTACTTGTTTTCCGTCAAGAGATATACCCTTTTCAGAAGAAAAACCAATACCTTCTTTACTAAAACCAATCAATTCTTGCTTACGAGAATTAAAAATTATTCTATCAGACGCAATCATTACAGCATTTCCACCAAACTCATTTTTAGTAAAAAGATTTATACTTTTATCTGTTATTGATGGTGTATATGTGGATGCGGGTTCAAATTTTACATATTGTCCAGATGTCATCCAAATAGATGAATCGTCTTCATCTATATTTTCTAAGATAAATTCATTTCTTGGTTTTAATTCTGGATTTGTTCCGTTAGAAATTATTAAAATTGGATTACCTATTTGACCTAAACCTTTTTTCCAAGTTGGAACTTGTGGATATTTTCTTCTTTCATCCAATGTTGATCCAAATCTTATAGATTGTCCCCATCTACCTTCGAGTAGTATATCGCCAGAATATGGTTGTATAGGATAAATGTCTTTTCTTTCTACAAAAATTGGATCAATAGTTGTATGGGTATCAAATTTTGTATTGGTTTCGTGTGGAATACCATCTTCTGCATCATTTCTTTTTGCACGATTACCAGGTGAAGTTCTTTCTACCCAGTAAGTTACTCCAGGAATGCCGTTATGATGAATTGATGATTGAACAGAAACAGGATTTGTATAGTAGTATTCTTGTGAAACACCACCTGCACTAGCATAAGGAGACGGTGCCTTTGTAAGCATAACAACCTCTCCCCTAATTGGCATATTTTTTATATTAGCATCAAATGCACGAGCACGTATAACATCTTTATGTCCTTGTCCCATTGCACCCAATAATCTACATAATACCGTGTATAGTGCAGTTTTATCACGGCCTTCGTAATCTACATCCAATACTTCCGCAGGAAACCACTCACGAGGAAACCCATCAATTATTGTTACTTGCGGATTAAACGGTAGGCCGCTCACTATCATTCTCCTCTTGATCGTTTTGAATTTCTTGTATGCCCTTTAATAGAGCTTCTTTTTCTTCATCAGTCAAAAATGAGGAGGATTCTTCACCTTTATCACCCATTGCCCGTTGTATTACTGCGGCTAGTTTTACTAAATGTTCATCATTTTTTACCGAAACCTCCATAAAATCTTTTATTGCAGGAACTAGTATTGCCGCATCACTTATGTTGTTTAACATGGGCTTTAAGTCAGCAATCAAAAGATTTATCTGACGATCCTTTTTCTTCTGATTATCGTAAATATCTTTCAATAAATCAGAGAATTTTTTACTTCCAAAGATTTCTTCATCAAATTTCATAACTATAAATATCAGTTGTTAATAATATGTTGGATGTCATACCAAGACATTTTTTCTATATTTTTTCCGTCTTTATATTCTCGGTATAAATTATTGTATAATACTTTTATTTTATTTATCACACTTGTAATATACTGTGAGCTAACTCCCGTTCTTTCTCTTACAAGTATGTATATTGCCTTTTTATTGTAATTTTCTATGTTTTCACGAGTTCTGAATAGATACAATATGGTGTCTGCAACTTGTATATCTCTTTGTTTTGAAAAGAACAATGGTAAATGTTTTTCAATAACATTAACAAATAAATCTATGAAATCACGTCTTTCTTCTATCAAATCAAATCTAAGTTTTTCGTTTACAATGTTACGTTCCAAATCTATTGCACCAATATCTTGACTACGTTTGAAATGATAATAGTTCTTGTTGTTCTCAGCAATAAGATAATTTTTAGCAACAATAGAAAAATACGAAAATGCCTTACCGTTTTCAGCTTTATATTTTGTAATTTTTTCATGTAAAAATGAAACAACTTCATGTTTGACATCTTCATGTGATACATCAAAATTATAGAACTTAAATCTATGTATCATAATTTCAGCAAGTTTGTAAAATGCAGGGTGTATTTTTTTTGTGTATATCAAATTTCTTTGAATATCATCTTCTGATTTGTTATACAATACTATCGCATCTTCTGTTTCTTGCGTAAAATAAATGTTTGGTTTCTTTGGACTACGTTTTTGTTTCATAAATAATAATCCTTTTGAAATGAAACATCTGGTTGCCTTTGGTTTTCGAGAATACTTCTTTTTTCATCGTCTATTGGTTCCTCACCAAAATAAACAGCAATATCATTCATAATATCTTTCATTTCTTTGAAAAAATATCCAGTTTCATCGTCTGCTTCAAATGAACCAATTCTATCTAATTGTCTTAAATAGGATTGTTGTGATCGTATTCTGTTTCGCAATTCTGTTAAAAATTTCTCATTCTCTAATAGTGTATCAACACTATCTTGTGCCATTTCGTCTAAATGGTCAAACTTTCTTGTCAAATTTATATTAACAAAAATTGAAATACCGAGACATATAGTTAATACAATTATCGTTAGCATCATATTAACCTCTATTATGTTTAGGTGGAATTATTACATCAATAACACCAAGATTCAATGCATCAGACGGAGTAATATAATAATCTTTTATAGTAACATTTTTCCAAAATTCTATATCTTTGTTTGAATTTGATTTAAGTATTCCCAAAAGAATTTCTTCTAATTTTTCCATGTGTTGCACATTTGCCTTCATATCAGAAGATTTTCCGTAAATATCAGAACTAATCTCATGGAACATAATAGTAGAGTGTTGGGAAGCCAAACGAGTACCTGTTCCAGCACATAGAATTAAAGCAGCAGCAGACATTGCCCTACCTCTACAAATTGTATTTACCTTCACATCGAGACTTTGCATATAGTCAATGATACCAAGTGCCTCATAAACAGAACCACCATCAGAATTGATAATTAGATTGATTGGATCATTTTTATTTTCATCTTTTCTCATATGAAGAATTGCTCGTATACGAGTAATAATATCATACAATGAACCATCCATTATTTCACCAAATAACAAAACAGAAGATGCCTCAACATCAATTCCATAATCCATTTGTGTTGTTGCTTCTTTCCATCTAACTGGAATGTCATTCTCATTTTCTTTTGATTTATTATTAGTTGTTTCTTTTTCAACAACTTCTTCACCATCATAAAAATCGTTCATAACAGAACTCCTGGTTAAAATACAATAATGACATTACTATAAAGTTATTCCTCTCCTATATCCAAAATTGGGTTTAGGTTGTTCTTCATAGAATGCCTTTTCAATTTCATTTTGTTCTAATATAACATTTTCTTCTATAACTTCCAAAGGTTTTTTTTCTTTTTTCTTTTTTGTAGCAACAACATCTTGTATTTTTATTTCTTCGTGTTGAACTGAAACATCTGCAACATCTTCTACAACTTTTTTCTCTGGTGGTGGTTGTGTGTTATCATTTTCAGGTGGAATTTTTTGTTCCAATTCTTTGTGTCTCAAATGATTTGCTGCAATAACTAAACTAACTGCAAGTGGATCAAATACTGAAACTAATATGAGTATGAACCAATTAACAATTATGTCCATAGGGGCACCGGTTAATCTACTCAAATAAAGTAATGGTCCTATCTCTGATGTAAATGTTGAATTTTCAAGAACCAACTTTTCTTGTTCTAATTTAGCAACACTATCAGATAAACCAATAGATTTTTGATTTAGTTCCGATATTTCAGTATTTAGAGTTTGAGTAGAATTATCAACAGATTGGATATTTTTTTGTAATCCCTTCGTTCCCTTCTTCTGTGTCAGTTGGTTATTAAGAGAATTTTCTTGTGATAATCTTAATTGATCATAAGATGATATTCTCTCTCCCTTTTGTTTTACAAGAGTATCTATTTGTGATTTTTGTTCAAGGAAGATTTCTTTCTTTTTATCAATCAATGCAATTTTATTTTGTGTTTCGTATATTTCTTTTGCAGTTTCTTGATAAGAATTGGTTAGATACCCATAAACACCAACCGATGTTAATATCATAAGAATAACAGCGGAAGACATCAGATATACTTTGAAAGCAGTTTTGAGAGTTTTGTAGTGGTCATGTAGGAATGTGATAACCACTAATTTTGAAAATTCTAACATTCCGGCCATCCCCACGATTGACCAAGAACCACCAGAAAATAATTTAGATATACCGTAAACAGAGTAGTAACCTGAAAATACTGCCAATCCGATAGCACAAAACCAGATTAGATTTTTCAGAGAGAATAATTTGTATGACATTTATATCCCAATTATTGTTCATAAATACATACAGATAAATATGAACTTTTGGGATTTTGGGTTAGATTCCGTATTCTGTTAGGTATCGTTTGAGAGCTAATTCTTTGGCTTTACATTCTAACATAATATCAATATCATGTCCATAAGTGTTGATTTTTTCTAATATGTAGTCTGCATGAGCTTGTGGTTTTTCTTTTGGATTACCAGTCTCTTTAAGTCTTGATGAAGAATAATGAACTGCAGGTGTAATACCTTGTGGCCATGTTGATATGGCAAGTTCAAGTGCCTGTTGTTCAGTCAAATCGCCGGTGCAGAATTGGTGATGGTGATAATCAAATACAATAGGAATACCACAACATTCGTGAATTTTCATAAGGTCTTTAACAGAATACATACTTGCTTTATCATCATTCTCAATAGTAAGTCTTGAACGAACACTGTGGGATAGTAATTGAAAGTTTTGACACCAACGATCAAGTGATGTGGTCTTGTCACCATAGACACCGTTACAATGTATATTGATTTTGTTGTATGGTGTATGTGATAGTCCCATCATGTCAAATACTTTACCGTGCAATTCTAAGTCAATTATAGTATTCTTGACAACATTAGGATTTGGTGAACATAAAACATTGAAGGGTCCAGGATGACATGATAGACGAACACCATGTTCTTTTGCATAATCACCAATTCGTTTGAGAACAATCTTGATTTTATCAATATCTTTGAGTTGTTCCAAGTCATATTCAGAACCCCAAGGAAATACATTAGAAGATGTGCGGAATAAGTAAATACCGTTTTGAACATTCCATTTGATAATTTTTTCCATATCAACAACATTCATATATGCAAGTTCAGAACAGTAGTCTAAACCTTTTTGTAGAAATGTTTTTTTAATCATGGAACGGTTGGTAGTGATTTTATCTTTTGATAAAGTCATGTTGATGCAGGCATATCCGAGTTTCATAGGTTGGCGTTAATGTTTAATGAATAATA